AAACTAACAGTGCGGGGGATGGTGTGGAGCGAAGCTGTGTATGGTTTTCTGTCGGTGTCTGGCTTTCCGATGACACCGGGGACTATCACAACACCCTTGAGGCCTTTGAGAAGCACATTGAAGCATTCAAGCACCGCAAGGTTACACACATTGAGCCTTGCGGGGAAATTATCAACGTCGTCAAACTGGGGGGATGAAGATGCCTGTGCATATTGACAGAGTTGGAGAGATTGCCAGGGCGCTTGTCAGGCATTTACGCCGACACCTTAAGGGTGACGGGCTTGTCTTTTCGACACATGAGTTTAACGAGGGTTTCAACCACGGGGTGTACGGGTTCAATGAGGGCGCGCCCTGGTACCGAGGTAACGAAAATTATATGCGCGGCATACGTGCCGGTTACGAATTCAGAATGAGCATGACAACACCAGAGAGGAACTGACAATGATGGTACATCCAAACAGAAAAGCAGCGGAGCAGATGCTCAAGACAAAGACCTACGAAGACCCGCTTGCCTACCGGGTTAAGGTTCGCTTGAAGGCCATGGGCATGACAGCGGCGGAGCTTGGCAGGTATCTTGCCAAGGGTGACAAAGACAAAGCGTTGGCAATCGCTCGACAGATTCGAGACGTATCAATGAAGAGCAGCGTGCATACCGTGCGCGTAGTTGCACAGTACATGGACCTGTACAACTACGAAGGCAACGACCCCAATGACCCGCTGTTCAGCGTCGGCGCATTGTGTGTGCTTGACGGTGAGCTACTCGACTATGAGCCTAAGTAGTGAGTGCCTACGTCTACCCAACGGTTGACCGTGACGCCATCGAGGAACACTTCGGTGTCAAGATTGCGCCCACGGTTGATGTTATGCGTAGCCTGGGTGCGTCGAATAGCTCTATGGTCCTCGGTCTGAATCCTTATGGAAACCAGCACTCAGTCAAGGCTGACCTGTTGGGAATCAGTGAGCCAAGGGAGGGTGACCATCTCGTCCGTGGCCACGAACTCGAACCACTGGTGGCAGAATTGGCGCTACCGGTGCTGAGTCTTCAAGGCTTAACAGCGGTGGCCAGTTTTGGTGACGGGTCTATCCAGGTTGAGCCGTGGATTCACTGCACACCTGACAGGATTATCGTTGATAAGAGCAGCGGTCAGGCCGTGGGCACAATGGAAATCAAAAGCAACATGGACACATTTAAGCCCTACGTATCCGACGAAAGACCAGACCACAATCTCCAGGTGAGGCAGTGTGCATGGGGTGTTTCCAAGACATGGCCAAACGCAGACAAGCATATGCGTGAAAGCATGCTTGTGTGCCTAGCTGCCAGCGAGGATAGCTTTACGTTGTTGCGTAACGCTATCAAGAAGGATGGTCTACAGGCTGCGGTCAGCCTTGCCAGGGAGATGATTGATATCGATATGGCGAGGCTCCATGTCGCGACAATCGACCCCGACATCGATGGCTTTGAGCGTGAGATCGTTCCAAAGCTTTCGGACTGGTACAAGAAGCACATTGTGCTGGACCAGATGCCACCTATCGATGGGTCGAGCGAGTGTCGTGATGCTTTGATGCTGTCCTTTGATGAGAGGCATGGAGTAATGGAGGTCAGTGATACCATCGTGTCACTGGCAGAGCGTAAGCTTGAGATTAGAGAGGTAATCAAAAAGCTCAAGGAGGAGGATGCGAACGTCAGCAACCACCTGATACGTGCCTTGGGACCGCATGAGAGGGCCTTTGGTGAAGGTGTGTCGGTGACCATTGGAAAGAAGAATCGTATTTACGTAAAAAGGAAAGAGGTGCGGGAATGAAGACTTCAGAAAAGACGGACAAGTTAACGCCTGCGATGTGCAAGGCTTTCGGAGCGATGGGTGCAGCCTTTAAGACGGGCAAAAACCCACACTTCAAAAGCAGGTACGCAGACCTGCGGGCTGTTGATGAGGCATCGAGGGCAGTGCTTGCAGAGCATGACCTGTTTGTTACACAAGGTGTGGTCGAGGGTCTTGGTGGGCTCGCCATGCAGACGACCATCATGCATGGTGCAAGCGGTCAGTTCATCAGCCAGTTGGTGCCATTCGTGGTACCGAGGGGTAGGACTGAAGACCCCCAGGCGTACGGGTCGGCGCTAACCTACAGTCGGCGCTATGGATTGCAGTCCGCCCTTGGCATGGTGTCCGAAGATGACGACGGTGAAGCGGCTGCAAGGATTGCAAGGGCTCAAAAGCAGGCCAACCCAGCAGGCGCCATCAAGGACTTGAAGAAGGCATGCATTGATGAGGGTATCAGCCTTGTTCTGGTCGAGGACTTTGCTCAAGCGGAGATGGGCATGTCAGTGAAAGAGCTTGATAGTGATAAGATCGCCAGCCTGAAGGCTGAGATCATGAACAGAAAAGACAACTTCAGAAAGGATAAGTAATGCAGAAAGTAACAGTTATGGGTCGGCTTGGTGCCGACCCTGAACGGAAGCAGGCAGGCAACTCCAGTGTGACCGAGCTACGCCTAGCCGTGAGCAATGGCAAGGACCGAGACGGTAACGACCAGACAACATGGTGGCGGGTATCGGTGTGGGGTAAGCAAGGCGAGTGGGTTGCTGGCAAGGTCGGCAAGGGCAACCGGGTTGTCGTTGATGGTCGGTTGATGCCTCCCAAGATCTTTCAAAAGAACAATGGAGACCATGGCCTGGACCTTACAATCAACTGCGACAACATCACCGTCATTGACTACAAGGACGATGAGCCAAAGCACAAGGATGTGAGCAGCAGTGGTGGTGGATGGGGCTCAGACCCGGTGCCGTTTTGAAGGGTGCCATTGTCGGTATTGACCCCGGTAGACGGGGCGCAATAGTGGCCATCGAGGGGGGCGAAGTCGTCGCCTCCCTCATGATGCCGTTTAAACAAGAGCTTCTTGATTACGAAGAGGTCATGTCCTTCCTGGAGAGACGCATTGTCAGGATGGTCGTGCTGGAGAGACAGCAAGCCATGCCACGGCAAGGCGTCTCATCCATGTTTAGACTCGGGTCTCGATACGGTGAGCTGTACGGGATGTGTAAAGCCTTGAGGTTGCACATCGAAAGCCCACCACCCCAGACATGGCAGAAGGTTATGCTCAAGGGGGCAGAGGGCCATGGAAAGCAAAGAGCCATCACCAGGGTCAAGGAGCTACTCCCTGGTCTGGGCTTGCGTCCAGGCAGATGTCGAGTTGACCAGGATGGTCTGGCCGATGCTGGTCTGCTTGCCTTGTATGGTGAGTGGGTGCTCGACAAAGAGGGCAGTCGTGCCCGGTTTAGCTGGATAGATTAGATGAGCAGGACTCACCTATTCCTAATCGGGTGCTTCCTGCTTGGAATGCTGGTCGGTAGCTTGTCGCTCAGTCAAGCTGGGTGAGCGTTGGGTCCAGCAATCGCTGGGCCTGCATTCCCCTGATTGAAGCGTGGACATCTTCCAAGATACGACCATGGTCATCGAGCTTCTTAACCACATCAGCATAGATGACGCTTTGCTTTTCCTCATGACGGGCTATGACATTGTCATACCGATTGCGGATTAGCTCTTCGGCTGCACTGTGTGCAGTCTCCTGGTCCCTGACTGTCTGCTGAAAGGACTCAACAGTCTCATCGAGACGCTTGGTGTTCTTGGTGTGCTGCCAGATGAGGAACCCGGCGAATAGCCCAAGCGCACCGAAGTCCAGTAGGCTTGAGGTTATAGTTTCCATGGTTATTAGCTCGCAACGTACACGATGTGTTGGAGTTCCATCAGCTCAGCCTCGGTGGGGGCCTGCGCCTGGACCTTGGCTTCGAAGACCTGGAGGTCACCTGGGATGATGTTGGTCTCCCTGCTCATCCCAGAGAATGGCATTGTGGGTTCTGTCACCATAATGATTAGAACCCAATCTGCATCTATATCCTTCAGCTTAATTGCTGGAGAGCCAGCGGTCCCCGTTGGTGCGCCGTAAGACTGACCAGTTATCATGACACACTCCACTTTGAAGACATGCTGAAGGCGTTGTTTGTGCTGCTCCCAGTGTAGACGTCAGAGCCGCCCGGTTGCACCGTTAGTGCAAACCAGTCGCCTGCATCGTAAGAGTTGCCAGAGCTGATGGTGACTGACCCCTTGTTGTAGGTGTCATCTGTACCAGTCCCAGGCCATGTGACACTTCCAACGCGGGTCCAGGTTACGAGGTCGTCATAATCTGTGCCGTCAGCTGGCGCAGGTGCTCGCCACATTGACCACTTAGCATTGCCGTCTGAAAGGTTGACCGTCCAGTAGCCGTCAACAGTGAACGCATCTAGCGTGCAATCGACGGCCACAATCCCACTCCTGATATACAGAAGAGAGTTGACGATACTCGACGTAAAGGAGGCACAGTTGATGGTCCCATCACTGTATGTAACCTTGCCGTCCAGCGTCTGATTCACATAGGAGTACCTTGAGTACTCCGTGTAAGTAAGGTGGCCATGAATATTATTATTAGCCCACCGGAAACGACCAAAGTGATCGACCGAAAACGTATCCGATGAGCTACCACCACCACTCGCAGCGATGGTAACCGACCCCGACCCCGTTGTCAGGGTCACGCCGGACCCAGCAACAAGGGTCACACCATTGTCGGAAGCGGGCTCTGCGTTTGACTGACCGGACACCTCGAAGTGTGTCACGGGGTTGGGATTACGGTATGCCATGTTACACGATGAACCATTCAATGGTGCCAAGGCCGTCACCAGCACAGGCGACAAGCTCAACGGCAGCGTATGCAGTAACAAGGGCGTCAAGTGGGCTGGAGTTGTGTGCAGCGCCATCAATCTTGTCAGCAGCAGCAGCGGACTTCAGCGAAACCTTAACGCTTCCGCTGACAGAGCCACCAGCCTTGAAGATAATGCGGTCACCAGCAGATGGCGTCGGGAGGGTCACTTCGCAGCTTGCGCTGATGTCGCACAGGTAGAAATACCCAGCGGCAGCAGAAAAGCTGGTGCCAGTCTGTCGGCTAGTGGTGATACCACCGGAATTATCAGCGCCCCATGAAAGGGTGCCCAGGCTATTGCTCTTGAGGACGTAGCCAGAAGAGGTCGCGTCAGCAGATGGCCATGTGTAGGCAATGCCGTTGAATGTGGTGGTACCCGACGAACCAACGGTGAAGTTGCCACCAGTGGTAACAGCACCAGAGCTGAAGGACAGTGCGGTTGCGGCACTGCTGTCCTTGATGTCATTGCCGGTGACGGTGAGGTCTCCGGTAACACCCAGGTTTGCACTGACGGAGATGTCCCCGCCCGAGCTGCTTAGGATGGTGGTGTCGCTGCTGTTCTTGAAGAGGGTGCCGCTGGCACCGGCCTTGATGTAGCCGCCGCCCTGGAGCACAAGGTCTTTACCGCTTGCAAGGGTGACGTCGCCACCTGCGCTGACTGCGCCTGCGGTTGCAACAGCACCAGTGCTGTCGGTCAAGGTGATTGCCGTCGTTCCGTCCGAAGCCTTAAGGTCATTACCCAAAAGCACGCTGTCATTTGATACTGAATAAGCCACCGTTGTACCTCCTAGTACACGTAAAAGTTAGTGCCATCAGACACGATTGAGACTGCCGCGTTAGCGCCAATCAGATTGTAAGTGCTCGATCCGTTCACGTTGCCACCATTGCCGTCAATGATGGTCTTATAGGTGCCCGCTGAACCTGTGTCGATGAAGTGCCAGGACTCACCACTCAACCCCGAAGCTGGCGCTGGAAGTGTGAGGGTGATGTCTCCTGAGCTGCCGGAATGGTCAATCAGAATGAAGCCATCCGAAGCGGTGACGCTGTAGTTGCCAGTCTTCGTTGCAATACTACGAGAGCCACCACCAGAAATTGTAAGAGTCGAGCCCGATGCGCTGGTCGATACGCCATCAGCACCAACGATGGCAAAGGTGCCAGATGCTGTGATGGGTGTGACGCTACCAGAGTCGGACGAAAGGCCGACCGAGGTGACGGTGCCACTACCGGAACCACCAGATACCGGACCACTGTTTGTAAAGTTGCTTAGCAGGTTGCTCATGTTGCCCCCTACTCAAAGCACAGGGCGTAGACTGCCGCACCGTTCTGTATGTAGATGCCTCCAGTTGGAACGCCAACCAGGGGGATGAACATGCTGCCAAGCTCAGAGATGGCGATACCCTCGCCTGCCGAAGCCTTGCTTGCTTCGTCTCTGATGTAGATGGTGGCTGCTGAGTTGTTGCTCAGAAGGACCGATGACGGGAAGAACCCAGCCAAAGAAGTAATCTGGCTGATGAGGTCTTCAGCGTCAGAGCCTGAGTTCGCAGGGATCTTGATGTACTTTGTTTTAGCAGAGAAGACGCAGTTGTTTACGTAACTTCTTGCTGTTATTCCAGCGGCCATTGGTTACCACTCCTTAATAGTGTTGTGGTTATTCGCGGCTTATTTTTTCAAACTCGGCAACATTCCTTGGAATGCTGTCTTCGTAATCTTTTATTACGCCTGGGATTACATTCTCCCACAGTTTCTTCAAAGCCTGCAACCTCTTCCGCTCAACCTTGTCTATCTGAAGGTTGCTACCCTCGATATCCTTAAGCTCAGATTCGATTTCGCCAATCGTGCCCTTGGTGAGGGCTTCCCTGACAGCATTGACTTGGTATTCCGCAGCACCCTTTATTACTGACTTGGCTTTGCCTCTCTTGACACCTTTGGATGTAACAGTTCTCTTCGACTTCTTTAGAGACTTAATCCTTACGGGCCTTGGAGCAAAAAGGCTTATCATCCTCCTGGCCATAAACGAGGCAAGCTCTTCCTTGCGGGCAGGGTCTAGGCTGACTCCAGCAGGCAGGTGGCCGAAAACCCCCTTCTCACTAATTGCCGCTCTCGCCGTTTGAATGCCCCGCGCAACGGTGCCGCCAATAAGGGCTGACCCTAGTGCTGCAAAAAGCTCATCTCCAGTTCGGCTGTAACCATACTCATTCTTGCCGTCCTCTTCTATCGCCCTAAGAATGTCGAGCATGGGACCACCCGCCAAGCCTAAAAGCTCTAGCGAGTTCTTGCCTGAAAGCCTTTCGCCCCTAATTTGCTTGAGAGCAAGGAACGCCCTGCGTTTGCGGCGCTGAAAAGATCTGACACTCTCGCCCTCCTGCCTTTTTCGCATCAGCGAGTTTAACTTCTCTGCCGACGTGTCACCCCTGCCGACAGATAGGGCACCAAAGCCAGCGCGAAGGCCGAGAATAAAAGGTGCTGCAAAGTTAACACCCTGCAAACTGGTGACGCCAATCGCCCCATCCTTCATCCGGGTCATCAGCGTGGGCTCTTCTATGCCCTCATACCCCACCACTTGGCGCAGGCCGTCTCGTGCCGCCTTTTCTTCTATGTCACCGACCTGGGTAAACATGGCCCTCTTTCCGGATTGGAGTGTCGCGTCGGCAAGCTGCGCTCGCGTAATTGCAGCACTGTCCGTTGAGAGTATTGGGGAAAAGTCCCCCAGTAGGACGTTGCCAACGAGACCACCACGCCTGCCAGCCAGCGCCTTGCTAAACCAAGTATAGAATGGAGATACGAACGCGCTCTCACCCTTGGCGAGAACCTTCTTACTTAAGGCCCCCGTGTCACTGTAGTTGAAGAACTTGTTTTCAGCAGCCATTGCGGAGCCCCTGGCCACAATATCGGCAAGCTCGTCAGCCGACAGCGCACGCCCCTTCATCTCAAAGCCCGCCTGGGTTCTCTTGATTGGCACAACCTTGTTGGTATCAACCATGAACGCCACGCTCTCACCATTCTTGAGCATGTCTAGCTGGGACATAGACTTCTTGTATACTCTTGACGCCTCTTCAAGCTTGGGCAGTGCGTCACCTTGTCGATAGAACTTCTCGAACGGCTTGGCCAGCCTTTGGGGCAGGCTTTCGCCTTTGTATAGGTGGGTCTCAACGGCAATCATGTCGCTATCGAGCAAGTTTGTCCGCTCTAGTGCTCTATACATAGCCGTTGCGCCTGGGTCATCAAGCTTGCCAGCCTTGAACCTACGGTAAGACAGGCCGGTCTGACCAAGCTCATTGATGATTACAGACATCGGCACACCCCTGCTTACGCTCTGGAGCAGGACGTTGGCGGTGATGTTGTTGACGCCTGATGATACATTTAGGACGGTCAGGTTTTTCTTCAACCTCTTGGACCATCGAGATAGCGAGCTGCTCACGTCACCGCGAAACTTCTCGGCGGCATCTATTCTGTCGAAAGCCTTAGCTGCGGCTGGGTCAAGGTAACCCCCAAGCTCGTCAACCCTCTCCATGCCGAACAGCTTTCTGTCTCTAAGGTCTCGGACCTCCCTCTTTGCTGCCTCTAGGGATATGCCATGCTTTTCTGATATGGCCTGTGCGACCGTAGTAATGTGCCGCCCTTGTAGGTTGGCGGTAAGGTTGGGCACTGTGAGCCCGCTACCCTGCATCGGCAAGAACATGACCGGAGCACCGGGGACTAGCCCCTTCTCTAGCTCGTACATCTTAACGATTATGTCCGTAAAGACTTCCGGCTTCTCCGTGAGTATCTTGTTGAACTCTTTCCTGGCACCACTCTTCATCACCCCGCCGCTCTTTAGCCAGCGTTCCTCGAAGATTTCCACAAGCGGGTTTGCTGTATCTGCGATTAGCTTGGTTCTCTGGTTGACTGCCTCGTTTTTAACGATTCCAGCAGCAGTCTTTTCGAGGATTGTTCTTTTCGCTTCGGGGGACTTCTCGACAGCCTTGGCTATAACATCGCGAATGTTGACCTCGGTCCAGTCACCGCCTTCAACCTTCGGTGGTATGCCCTTTATCTGCACCACCTTGCGGCCCTGCCTCCACTCACTGTCCGCAAGCCTAAGCTGGGCACCAGCCATTGATGGCTCCATGCCTAAATCAACAAGGTATTTCATCACAGCGCCATTGACTGATGGCTCATCGAGATAGCCGGGTGCGTTACCCGTCCACACCTCACGTATCTGCGTGACGTACCTATCTCTCAAGTCCTGCTGAGGCTTTACGCCTTTGGCTAAATCTTCCCTGGCTTTGGACAGACCGCCAGCAATTGTGTCTGCAATCCGGTCAATAACCCTGGCCTCATCGGGGCCAAGCTTTGCGACTAATGGTGCGGTTGACCCCTCTCCAAGCCTTTGAAGTAGGGCGCTCTCGCTACCCGGCATTGGCACACCTGTAGGATCTCTAACCGTTATGGCCGTGCCAAGATCTGGCTCATAGGATGCAAGCTCAAAGCCTGTCTTTGTGTCAGCCTTTTCAGCAAGACTGGCCAGGAGGTCGATATCCTGGGTCAACCTTTGTGCAAACCTTTCCGGCTGTTGGATAGCCTCCCTTAGCAATGCTTCCGCTCTAGCGTTATCCATTGCCGCAACGTCGGTAAACCAGCGCCTAAGCATTGACCCGTCTACCGCCTCGACGGCTTTAAACAAGGCGGACACCCCCCTCTCTGGAAGGTCGCCAAACCTTGTTGACTCGCGAGCGGCCTCTGCAAGCTCTGGTCTGTACCTTTTTAACGCCTGAACCGCAGGGGCTAGTGCCGCTGGTGATGCACCAACAAGAGCACCAAGCAGCACCTCGTCAGCCATTACCCCAACACCTGCACCCTTGAGCGCACTGGTGGCGAGATCCCTAAACGTTCTTGCTCTTGAACCGCCAGTTGGAACGCCATCGATCATCTGGACCGGGGCTCTGACTTGGCTCTTGAGCGGGCCGGGCAGTGGGGCGTCTAAAACCTTGCCGGGTGCCTCTAGGGCAGCGCGTGCCCCTCTGACCGCAAGCTGTGCAACATCCCCACCAGCAACAGACCTCAAAACGCCAGCGTCTTCTAGCTCCTTGAGCGCCTTTACCGCCTTGGCATTACCAAGCCTTGCTGACTTCGCAATACTTGGAAGCATTGGGGCCATTGTCAAGAAGGCGTCCGCAGGGTGCGTGTAAAAAGTTCTAGGGTCGGTTACCAGCCTTGCCAAAAAGGCGGCACCGCCAGCCATCACCTGTCCAGGGATCGCTCTACCCGCCTTGTATGCATCATATATTGCTTCAGTGTCAGATAGTCCGCGCTCAGACTTAGCCCCAATAACCTGTTTAAAGAAGTCAATGGTACCCTCAGATATGCCCGACACGTTATCAATGAAGTTTTGTGCCGCATCCCTCTCCATGCGAATATCGGTCTCTTTTTCAAGCTGGTTGTAGCTATCCTGAAACGTCTTAACCACGGATGACGTCTCTTCATCACTTAATGGCTCAAACGCCGTAGTGGCAACGCCAAAGGCTTGCGCTATCGGGACGCCTACAGTCTGAACGATGCCGCGAGATGGCCCCGGAGTCTTGAACCGAGACTCGTTGTCAACAGACATTGTGGGCTCAGACCTGCGCTGCTTGATTTGCTCTGCGCGGCGCTTAAGCTCCTTGGCTGTAAGGTCCATTTGCCCGGTTGGAATGGTGAAGCCGAGATTCTCCTCTACCAGGAGCCTTGCCTTTTCAGGCGTCTGCCCAAGTTTCACTAGCCTGTTGATGGTCTCACGGGCTGTGGGTAAACGTTCGCTTTCTGTTGGATCAGCCACTTACGCCACCCTTTATCAAGGATTAAATCCTCTAAGTTCCTGCTGTATTTTATTCACGGTAGCCGCATCATTAACCGGGTCTGCACCGCCGCCTGCACCCTGGGCATCGGCTGGCGCGGGCTGCTCTGCTGTACCCTCTGGCACCCACACAGGCATCTCAAATGCTGGCAGTGCATTAGGTATTACCTCTAGCAGCTCAGAGTCTTGCCCTGCTAGACCCGTTAACCTTTGAAGCATGGCTGAATGCGCTGCTCTTCTGGCTTCCACGATTGCAATCTGAGCATCCACATCCTCCCTAATCTGACGATGCTCATCGTTAAGGTCGCTCTCCGCCAACAAGAATACATCTTGAGTGCTTTCCATGGCGAGAAGGGCCTGAAGCTTGGTCATTGCGTCATCATAGTTTTCAACAGCTTTATCTTTTTGCTTCATTTCGGCGATAAAGGTTTTTTCAGCCTGGGTTTTTGATGGCTTCTTGGTGAGAATGTCCATCAGATACTTTGCAGCCCTATTCTTGTCGCGATTTCCCTGCTTGTGAGACTCAACGCCTAGACGATTTCTCTGCAAAAGCTTCTCTAGGTCAACCCTGAGCCCCTTCTTAAACTTTGCAAGCTCTCTGTCGCCCGCATCCTTCGCAACACGGTACTGTTCTTTGAGTACCGCTCTTCTCTCAATGGCGGCAGCGGTGGCTTCTCTGTTCTCCTGAGCCACTTTTTCTATAGAGGCTCTGTTGTCCCGCGCTGTGGCAGCATTGAGGTTTGCACGGTAAAGATCCACAGCAGCCCGGCGAGCCTTGTCTGAACCGCTGTTCATAAGCGGTGACTTGGCAAGGTTTCTTTCAAATGCGGCGATGTACTTGTCTATCTTCTCGCCACGGTTCCACGGGTTAGAGTTTTCCCTCACGATAGCCAAGCCCTCATTGAAGTTGGCCATAACCTTTCTAAAGGTTTCCCCTCTAGCCCTGCGTGCATCCGTCACGGTTTGGCTAACGTAAGCCTTCTGAGCCTGCATAGGTTCTGGCTCTGGGGCTGGCTCTGGGGCTGGCTCTGGGGCTTGGTTGCCCATATTGTCAAGGATTGGCACAACCCTCCCCGCCGAGGGTGCGGGGGATGAAGCATCGGCGAGAGGGACCTTTGCTTCTAGCGGAGAGGGTTGCTGAATCTGACCCTTGATATACTGATCGTACACGCTGTCCTGACCAGTGCCAAGGAGTCGCGCCTTAACCGTTTCTCCGTAAGCCTCTGGTGTTGTCTTGGGGTCGTCAGGGATTATCTTCTCAATAATCTGCCCAGCATTAAGGCCCAACTGAAGATACTGGTTAATCTCAGACGCAAGGTTACGCCTACTTGAAGCAACCTTTGGCATCTGAACCACTCTGCGTCTGAGAATACGTGCCATTAACCCTTACCCTCCAAAGCTATCCGCTCAAGAATCATGGCCTTGAGTGCGGGATCCTCCACCTGTCGATACTGTGACCGCAAGTAGTTTTGCCTGTCAGTGTTTGCGCCAAAAAGATCTTCGTCTGGCATGCCTGCAAGGATTGCAGCAAACTGCTCCTGGGCGTTCCTCTGCCGGTCAAGAAGCTCTGAGCGTTCCATTGTCTTGGTAGCCTCGACATCTGCCGCAGCCATCTTTGCAGCCTGGATTCTTGCATCGTTTTGAGCCTGTTGAGCAGACACCGCTCGCTCAGTATCGAGGCCCGCCTGCCCAAGCGCTGCGAGTGTGCCACCGCCAGCAGCCCTTCGCCCTGCTGCCTGGAACTGGCTGGCAAGACCTCTCGCTGCTTGAGCCCTCATCTCAGCAAGGCTCTTATCGCTTGCCTCTTGAGCCAATGTTACACCCTGTTGAGCCAGGGTTATCTGGTCGGCAAGGGCTTCGGCTGCACGTGTGCGTGCCTGCTCGCTCTGAATGTACGACTGTCGTCTGATTTGGTCTGCTGTAGCCACAGCCCTACTCCTGATTGCTTGTGACCGTGGTGGTCTTGCCTATAATGTAAACCCAATACCCGTACCTTGGGACAATGACTGTGCCAGCGTCGAGGGTCGTGACATCGGTAGTGTCCTGAATGCCCCACCTGACTTCTATAAAACTTTCCTGACCAGCAGTACTTGGGGCAATCGGCGCATGGACAGAGTTGCCAACACTGGTCCTCACATTGGTACCGTCTGGCGCAACGCTGTTAAATCTAGACTGGCCGATAAAAAACGGCTTGCCTTGCACACCATAATTATCGCTTACCTCTCCAGCTATATGGACCAAGGGGGCGCTCACAATCTCCCATGAGTCATTAATTGTGTCGTTGAGCGTCACCCGGCATGTGTCTATGGCATGGGTTGCAGCGGTGTATGGGGTCCACCTTAGATACGCCACCTGCTGGTAGGTGTGAAGGTCTGACCTTAAGCCAGACCCTATGCCAACACCGACATTATGGCTAAATGATGCAGCCGGTAAAGATGACCCGCGACTTGGGTAGGCATTGTCTGTCCCATAGTTAGCGCACGCAATTACGTGATGGACGGTGAAATTGTTTGAGATTGGTATAACTCTTCGGTCTGTCATCATGGCAGTGTGTGGAGAGCTACCAATGTACGGCATGGCGACACCGGCATTAGCCGGGGTAATGTCTTCCCTCAAGTTACCCCACATCGGCACCGCGATAACCTTGTAGGCTGCGCCATCTGTAAGGTTCTCATTGGATGGCAGCTCAGAGTGGATGTTGTAACCACCTCGCAGTTTATCCCTGAATACCTTATCCACCTTTCCGAGCGCGGTCTGGACGCCATCATATGCATCCGTCGGGGTTGCGGACTCTGCCGTAATCTTATCTCCGGCTGCTGGGCTGGTCGTTGTTATTGGATCCGTCTGCACCATGCCGTCATGAGTTGAGGGCATGTTTTGGGCATACTTTCCGGCAGACGGGTTATGAACATCTCTCTCAGAGAGGGCTGTGGTTAACCTTAGCCATATATTCAAATTAGGCATGGCGTAAACAACTGGAGCCTGGGCATCCAGGTTGGGGGCCACAACCCTAAGTATATACGTGCGCATCGGATTAAGTTCTGCACTGATTTCCGAGTAAGTTTTCGGGTTTAGGCCCGCCTCCCATGCTGTTGCAGGTATTGTGTTGGACCATACCGATGAATATCTAGACTGGTCTTGAACGGTGTAGCCATTGCTCTCCTGCTCCGTCTCAAGGATTGAGATCTCAACCTCATAATCAGTAAGGCCACCAAATATCGCCTTATCCTGGTCTGCCGCGCCGTAACCACCTATTGCGGCAAGCTCATCGTGTGAGTCAAAAGAGACACCAATAGCCTCCACCCTAAATACCGGCGTGCCCTCACCGGGAAACAGGTTAGACCAGATGCCATCATCCTGATATGCAGGCAGGACAAAAGGTATCGATGTTGCCTTGCGTGCAGCCCCAAAGTTTGGGACCGCCAAGTGGATAGTAAATGGGCCATCCGGTGCGGCCATCTGGTCAACCACCACCCCATCGGCACCGCCCGCCTTATCGGTAAGGTTGAGCAATGCGGAGCTAATGGCAGTGTAGATGTGGCCTATTTGTAGCTTTACACCACGCGCCAACTTGTTAAACGTGTGCTTCATTAGACAACTTCTTCAAGGTAGTGAACGGTAAGCCCTGCGACTATTAGCCTATATGGGGTAGCCGACCACCCCGCTGAAGCTTCCGCAGGCAAGACCATCTGATACCTAACCCTTGCACCCGCAGGTATTGAAACCCCGAGCCCCTTGAATGAAACAATGTTGCCATATAGATCGTTTGCGTGTGGGGGATCCATATCCAAAGCCGGAGCAGATGGGGCATCACGCCTGAAGCGCCACGAGCTATCAGTAAGGTTATGCTTTACCACCTCAAAACTATTCAGATGCCGGTCACCGCTATCACTGTCGCTATCCACGCTAATGATTGCGTGCGCTGAGTTGCCTGTTCCGCCCCACGGTGCTGTCGGGACGTCTCGTACCATATTAAAATGCAACTCATTAACTATGCAGGGTCTTACGTATTGAACGGATGTAGACCAGACAAACTGGTTGCTCGTCGCTGGGGACGCAACGTTGGCGTTATAACAGCCCTTAACCCTTAACTCGTTAACAACGCTATCAAGCCCGGGCGCAGTGACCCAGGACGATGAATTGTATAGCGGACCCCAAGGCCCGTTCCAGGATGGCAGCGGCTGAAGTGGCGGCATAAACCCGGCATGAATCGTCTGCTCAACGTACCGAGGCAGGATATCGCCACGAGGAATCTCGTTAATGCGGGCTTCTACAGTATCGAGGGCTCCCTGAATCCTGTCGGAGTCAATGGTTGTGCCCTCACTGAACTGCTCTCTGATGATGCGGTTTGATGGCTGCGGCAAAACTGACATCGTTCACACCTCGCCCAGGACGGTAGCGTTTGAGTGAGACCACCCGGTCTCGTTAACGCAGGCTACAACAGAAACATCGGTAGCCGCGTTTGCGGCATCATTATATACCACATTGCCAGCACCTTGCATTACACCTGTATCTTCAGCAGACCTGAACCTGCAACCAGAGAACGTGGCCTTGGCACCAGATGCGACGGTAACGAAGGCTGTTGTCAGGTTTGTTGAGGCGTTCCTGATGAATGTACAGTCCCTGAACATCGCAGGCATTGTGCCCGTAACCTCTGCCAGCACTGCGTCACCCTTGAATGTGACCCCCTGGATTGTTGCACCAGCCTCAACCTTCATAACGCCACTGAACTCAGCAACCTCTACAGCCCTGATGAGGGTGTGAGGCTTGTCGGCAGTGTGCCCCTTGAACTCGCCTTCGATTAAGACGGTTTCATCTCGCTTCTTTGAGTACTTGATTGGGTTCTGCTGAACGTCCAGCCGGTGATAGCCGTTGACTATACCCTCGTTGCGAAGCTGAGTTAGTGACATGTTCTTGTCGCGAATCTGGCGAAGCTCAGTCATTAACGGCCCCGCCTTCTTGCGCCACCGACAACCTTATAGGTCATCTTCGCGGCGTACAGCCTAATGGCTTCCGCCTTGTTTAGGATAAACCCGAAAAGCATAACCCCGATGCTGCCACCCCTTGCACTGGTGCTCATAGCAATCTCGTCAACCTGTTGGTTGTCGATGAGCAGGTTGCCTGTAGCCGCATTCGCGGGGGCTGCATAGTAGGCTTTACCATTAAAGGTCTTATCGACCATCACGCCAGCCCTTTGGATCCTGGTTCTGATCGATGTCTCTTTTGGCAGAGTTACAACTTCGCTTGCGCTGTAGATAACTTGGTCGTTGTACAGCTTCTTGTCTGAACCAAAGGCTGCATTGTATAGCCGGTAGGGGTAGTTCTGCTGCGTAAGTGTTGCGCCCTCACCATGAGAGGTCACCCTGGTGTAAAGCCCACGAGTCCTTATCTGCTGGTTCTCACCGGGCCTTGCAGTTGGAGCCTTGTATAGATAGGCCACAGACTGCCCAAACCCCTCCGATATTCCTTGCGGTACATAACTTAGGTCGTTCACAAACACGCTGGCGTTGACATTGCCACCCCCGCCAATGTTGATCGTAGCCACACAGCCAGCAGGGAACGACCAGCCGAAGGTGTTAGTTCCCGAGTTTGCCGCCGTTGGCTTAAATCGGACGTACATGAGCGGGTTTTTGTACCGCTCGTTAAGATACTGAACGCCGACAACTTCGATGTTTATGCAGTCGCCGTTAATGCTTGCCGCACCTGCCACATCGCTCCTATCTGCCTTGGTTATCGCACTCAAGCTGCCAATTCGCTCATTGGGTAGTTGGTAGTCAAGGTTGGCAACGTTATCAACCGGCTCCCAGTATGTTGAGTTAAAGCTAATCCTGAACGTCCAACCGTCTGGGATTGATACCCCAGCCCCAGACGGCGGGACGCCAGACAGGAGAAACACATACTCACCAGCCGCATTTATCTCTGTAAGCTCAAGGTAAAACGCGGCACCACCACCGCCAGAACCAATGGCAGGCCCGGTGGCAATCTTTTCCATATCATTGCTGACAATCAGGTCTTGCTCGTTGGCATAGCTGTTATCCGTCCCGCCACCCCGGCCAAGCTCGTAAATGCTGTACGGGAAGATTGTGCGCGACTGGCCAGCAACAAGCCCAGCCTCAGTGAGCGGGTTATCTACGGCAACCATGTACGTCTGGCCAAGCATGGAGAGGACTTGGCAACCATTAACAAGGTCAAGCGCAGACACCTTTGGGTTAATTAGGGCTGAGTAATACGTCTCAAAGTCCCAAACCAGCCATGTACCCTTAGAGAAAACCCAAACCTTGTCATCGAATGAGCAGTAGATTTCATCGAATCGCTCATTATACCCAATCATTGGGTCAATGGGCGGTGCGCTAAACGTCTCTGGCTGCTGGTTTCCAAGGTTTGTTGCACCAGGACCACTACCAACCACATTCGCCTGTGTCGCATAATGAGAGAATGGGTCTGAGACCCCCCCTCTCCAGTACTCTTGAATGGGCTCAGAGATTGTCTGATAGCCAAAGTTGGAGTTAATTGCGTGAACACCCTGCTCTGAGATCCACATAGGCACGTTGCGTATGGACATGATGGCAGATGGGGCTACACACCCAACCTCGGCAGAGACACGGGTCAACACACCACCAGCAAGCAGGCCGGTCTGCGACAATGCAGGCTGGATGACCCAGGTTTCGTCACGAGAGTAGACGTAAATCAACTCGCCGTTAGACGCCATTGCAGTAATGTTAGACAAAACCGGGATTATGTCTGAATTTGCTGCCTTGATGTTGTTAGGCAGGTAGGCATCAGAGTAGAAGATAGTGTTGCCTGAAGCATATACCAACGAACCCTGGTGCTCGCACATAGCAGACACGCCAGACAGGTCATTATTGCTGATATAGTTGAAGGCTTCAGTGTTCAACCCATCAGAGAACACCACTGGGGTCACAGAGCTAGACTCACCCCGCGCTGGAGACCAGTCATACTCGTCTGCACCCTGAATTTGCGCTGAACGCTCCACCACCAGGGCTGGGCGATAGACATAAACGCCGATATCATCGTTTGAGAAGTAGAGATTGCCAGCCAGCTCTTGGAATGCCACCGTTTTGGCGTCAGAGAGACGCCATTTAGCGGCTGTGCGGTCTGATGCTTCCTCGTAACACGCCTTTAAGACCCTGGCTTCATGGAAACTGCGGCCACCATCACCTGTCACAGAGTGCAGGATGTGCTCAACCCTCGTGTTGTCCTCAATATCAAAGATAGAAACAGAGTAAACAGAGCTATAGGTGCCAACCTCTCGGCTCTCACCAGTAAACACGTCAGCAGATAGCACTGTAACTATCTGAGTGTGGCCAAAGGCTGTCTTAATGATGCGACTACCGAGGTGTTTCTTGTATCCCTGACTTGTCGAGGTGAGCGACATGGTTGTATCGCCACGATAGAGAAGACCAAACCCCGGCCTTACAGCCCAGGAGCCCTGCCTGTTCTCCATATTGCGGACAAAGCTGCCGTCATTTGCCGGGTCAAGCGACATCGTAGGGCTAAGGATGTCCAGTTGCTGCTTAGATGTCGCCACTGAACTACTCCTGTACCCAACTCGCCCCTCGTGGAACCCTGGTGCTCTGCAAGAATGAGCGCATCTCCTGGGTGAACTGTGCCGTCTTAGCCTCTAGCTGCTCGTTCACACCGTTATCAATCACGCTGTAGTGCTTGGCAGCAAACATGGCGATAAGAGGGTGAAACTGAGGAAAGTCATCCACAAACCCAGAAGCCGCAGAGAAGTCAACGCTGGCCTCTTTGAGGTAGTTAACCCTGACTGTACCCGTCTGCGCTGTAGCAAAACGGAGGGTGGAGGCCCTCAACCATGCGATAGGCGTAGATAGAATCGGGTACGGGTAGTCCGTAATCTCTCGGTTATCTACTACCAAGTCGTAATAGTACGACACGTCATCTGTAGACATCATGGCCACAGAATGGATCTTGAGCATGGGGTTTGTTGATGCTGCACCCAGCAACACATCTCCAGCAGCACCACCGTCTGGAGGAACCGCTGTTAGGTCAATCGTCTTTGCGCTGCTCAACGTGTAGTTGACGGTAGACACCATATCGAGAGGCGTCTCCTCGTAGGCGATGGTCCTGAACTCGTTATGGCCCAGCTTGAGGAATAGGTACTTGTCCGTCTCGTTGACGAACGTGTTGTCACTCTCGTCAATCACCATCTCGAAGTATCGCAGCAACTCAGTGGTGTTCACGGCATCTCTCCCTGGGCTTCTGCGTTCTCGTCAAGGATAGCCTGTGGGTCAAACCCTGCATTCGGCGGCACCAGCCTTGTCTGTCGCTGGGGTCCGGGCGCAGGGGCCTGCATAGGTGCCGGTGGTCTTGGGTAGACAACCGGCTTGCCCTCAAGACCCTGAAGCGCTGCATCATCAAGCGGGACAAGCAGCGCATTCAGGATTGAGGCTATAACATCCTGCGTTTCTTCAGGAAGGTCATAGTAATCAGAGCTCTTAATGAAGTCGCTGAAGACGGTCTTGAATGCATCAATGTCGTCATTAGCCATGACCTCAATCTCGAAACCAGCAATGACTGCGGCAAGAGCCTCACGAGCATGAGACATCGTGGCAGCTTTCTGGAGCCTAAAGGATGTGCCCGTCTTGAAGGACAGCTCCCGCATTGCGGTTTCCTGGTCGATCAACTGAAGCTGGAAAAGCTCAAGTATCTGAGCATCCCTGGTCTGCTTCGTATCTTGGAACATTGAAGACGCGCTAATGAACACGTCTGGGTTCTCAACAAGGTTAGACGCCTTCAACTCTCTGAAGACCGCCTTACCGTAGGTGTCGAACATGGCAATCATCTTGCCCTCGGTATAGTGCGCCTTCATAAGCTGGAGCACCTTCGAGAATGCGTGCGCTGCCGTGTACTCAATGCTCGACTGGGTAAGCTGAAGCTGGCTGACATCCTGAGACGCCAACGCTTCGATTGCCTTACCAGACGTAACGCCTACAGTACGCTTGCCCATCGAGATATTGTGGATGCCAGCGACATCCTGAATCTCAGCTTGTAGACGTTGAATATTGTCGAACACGTAAGATGGTAACGGTGCAGCCGCTAACTGCTGCGGTGTGCCACCAGCGGGGTTGTAGTAGATTTTCTCCCCGGCCTTCCCTCTGATGCTGTCTGCACTCACCCCGGAGGTTTTAGGGATGAGCCACTTCGGGTTCGACATTAACTCTACGTTCTTGAGAACCTGGGTTCTCGCCTGATTGTAGAGGTTCTGCAATTCCAAGCAGGGCTCGATGAGGCCGATGCCCCAGAACTCGCGTGGAAGCTTTGAGTACCGGCTAACGCACACAGGGTGAACACCGTCCCATTCACCCTTAAACAAACACTTGCCCTCAAACATGATGAGATGCCTGCCATCGTCGCAGTACACCTCAAAGACCTCACACCTGTCAGCCAGGGCCTTCTCCGTAGGCTTGTCGTCATCGACAACTGGTGGCGTGTAGTCTTCGATCTTTTCCTTTTGCTCAGGGTACGCCTTCTTCAACACCTCTTTCTGAATGAAGTGCCTGATGGCCACAAACCTGGACTCATCAATGCTGGTAGCACCAACCTCAACAAGCAGGTCGTAGGGTGAGACCGTCTTGGTCGTAACCCGGTCTATATCCGCATCGTAGTAGGTGTGCAGCCCAGCAGTACCAAACTGAACCAAGTCGAGGATGTGGTCGTTCAGCGTCTCTTTCATGTTGTCGTTATGAAAGTTGTACTGAATCGCCTCTTCGCTCAACTCGGCCCTGGAGATATCCTCACTAGATGGCGATGCGGGCAAGACGCCTACCGATGGATAGATAATCTGAAGCTTGGCAATGACTGTGCGCTGAATACCGAGAAGCCTGTTGATGACCACCCGGTTGTCAGTGCGCTGTCGTCTGATGAACTGGTTAATCTTGCGGTCAAAGCTAAGTGACTGCTTACCCGCTACATAGCGAGAGATTAAATCCCAAGTACGAACAACGGGCTTGTTCTCTTTCTTGGCATCAGCGATGAGCTTGGCAATGTCTTTGATTTCCATCATCAGATAAGATCCCACTCAATGCCTTTACCATCCTCAACCTTGCGATTGTATAGGCTGTCACCAAGAACACCTATGCGATTAGTAACCTTCGGCCCACCCAAGATCTTTCTAATGATATCAGCAGACTTCTTGTCGGTGGCGAGGTTGGCAAGACCGAGAGCGCCAGCACCCATTCGGGCAACATCCTTTTCACCAGCACCGGAAGCCATAGCACCAAGGCCCTGACCCAGGGAGCCGCCGAGTGCAGCGCCAGCCATGGGGTTGCCCACAAAGCTGCCAGCAATAGCACCACCACCCATGCCGATAAGCGGAAGTATATCAGCGAAGGTGCTGCCCTCCTTGTCAGACATTTCTTTAGCAGCCTTCATCCTGGCAATAGACGTTGTCTTGCGGCCATACTTCATAAGGCTACCTCAATCAATCTCTAGGAGGTCAGCGACAGACTCGATTGGCGTGACACCAATGTTCGCCTTCTGTTGTTGGTAGTTATGCCAAACGCCCCACAGCTTGAGCGACTGATTTATAAATGCAGGAAGCATCATAAAAGCAATCAAACAAAGATATGGAGCGCAGGACATGTTCTCTCCAGTTGTGTCTAGCTACCCTTGACCCACTTTTGGTTGTCTTTATCCTTAGTGTTCTTAGGGCTCCACTTTACACGGTCAGCCCAATAAGCCGCAGACATCTTGCCCCTGGCAATATTCTTAGCATGCCTGGACTTAAAGGCTTTACGCTGACCAGCAGTTTGATTGGTTTTTACACCCTGCTGGCCAAACCTGATTGTCTTAACCGTATCGCCATCCTTAGCCACAACAACGTGCGACTTAGTAGGATGGCTCGGTGTGCGCTTGGGTTTGTTGAAACCTTCAACTCCCGCTGCGCGCACCAAAGCCACTCCATGAAGGCGAGGGTCTCGCTTCATCAGATGTTGATGCCGGCAATAACCGCCTGGGCGTTGGGTCGAGTACAGGCAGTATTGTAGTAGTGCCTGTAGTAACCCTCGGCTGCGTCGGTGTTCGCAACACGAGACAGTGCGGAACCGTCAAAGTCTGCGAATCCGCCCTTATCAAGCTGCAACAGCTTCCAGTGCTTCATGGACATCAGGACCATGCCACCGCGACCACATGCTCGGCTGGAACGAATGTCCACACCACCATAGCTGAGTCCGGTGAAACCACCGTCGCCACGGCCAGCCTTGTCGGTAATGGTTTGCATGTTCGCAGTAAGCAGTGCGGTGTAGCTCTGTCGCTGCAACGGGTTCATGAAGATAACGTCGATGTCTTCGCCGCTGGCCTCAAGCACGGAATCGATGGCCGTCTGGATAACATCCAAGTCCAAGGCTGCACGCGAAACCGCAGCACCGGGCTTAAAACCGTTTGATGCCAGGACAGGGTTGGCTAGACGGTTGACGTCAAACATCACAGACGAACCAAGGTTTCCGTAGATACCCAAAGGCTCCTGAGCGTAGGTTGCTGCACCCGCCAAAGCGTTGTTAGTGGTGACCTCAACAGCAAGAATCATGTCTGACTGTGCGGAAGTTAAGCCTCCTACGCCGAGGACAAAGGTTGCCTCACGAGCAAGAACGGAACCGGCGGGCACTGTGATTGTCGCCGTCTGGACGGGATTGCCGGTATTAATGTCAACCAAGTTACAGGTTGTAACGCCAGCACCAATCTCTGCGGAAAGCTTTGGCATGTCACCAAAGAATGCGCCAACATGACCAGCCCCGCCTGCGGCGAGAACGCCGCGCGTAAAAGTGACATACCCGAATACCTGACCACCAGAAAAGACGGCCTGATTCATCTTGTCGCGAACATCTTCTGTCAGAAGGTCCATGGAGCCTTCCATCCAGTTGATAACTTGGTCGGTGTTGCCCTTGCGAGCAGCAGTCATGACCATGCCGTCAACCTGGAAGCGGGCCAAAAGGCGTCGGGCTTCGACGGAGAGCTTGGCGAAGCTCTGCTCTCGTGCTGCTGGAACCGTTCCAGCATCGCTGAAGTCAACGTCGCCGCCGGTAGCTCCGGTGTGAATGGGGATAATGGCAACGCGGCCTGCCCAGTTAACGCGGGCTTTTTCGAACATATCGAGTGCGATGGTCTCGCGATTTAGCTGTTCCTGTACTGGTGACAGGAAGAACTCTTTGAGAAGTTTTCCAATTTCGTTTGTTGAAAGAGGCATGAGTTTTGAGGCTCCTTTAAGTCATTCTTGCGATAGCTTCTTGTACTGCTTTGTACCGGCTATCACGATCGAGGGGTTTTGGTGCTTCCTCTGTTTTGGCTGCACCAGTTTTCTTTGGGCGCGGAGGCCCTGCTTTTTTCTTCGGTGCGACTTCTACTGTCTTCATATGCTCTGCAATCGCCTTCTCTTGAACCTCTGCAATGTAGCTGCTGTATCTTTCAGCCACAGTATTAAGATTCTCGTTTGGGTTTTGCACCACAGCTTGAATCAGTAGCTCGCGTGGTACGTTAGGGTGTTGCTCCAGAACGCCGTTAAGTTCTTGTTCTAACAACGCTTTTTGTTGCGACACCTCAAACCGTGTAAGTCGTTCGTTAAGCTCCTCATACTGATCAGGTACTTGGGACTCTTCCAACGCCTCGTCTAGCCAGTCTTTTTCTTCTACTGGCTCTTTGGGGGCTCTTGCTTGCTTCGGCTGATTGACCTGAGCTTTAAGCTCTTCAATCTGTTGCCTAAGCGACTCACCCTCTTCTCTAAACGAGTTTCGGGCCTGGATGACCTTCTGGAACCTTTTATAAGGCACAGCGTGACCATCAGCATCGTCTCCCTTGTCATCTTCGTCTCCGTCTTCAGACGCCTCGGCGTCAACAGGTGATGAACCCTCTTCAGAAGCGGCCTCTACCTCTTCTGATACATCTTCTTCTAACGGTGACTCTTCCTCAACTTCCTCAACTGCTTCAGGCTGGGCTTCCACCTCAGCTTCTGGCTCTGCCTCCGCAGCATCAGACAAACGACTGGCGAGATCGTCAAGTGCGCCTTCATCTAACAGGTTGCTCATTGCGTCCCCTACGATGGGCTTTAGACCGCCCAAAGAAAGTCATAAAAATCAGTTCATCATACTGAACACGGTTTCGAAAGTATAGTCATCCTGTTTATTCGGATTATACTTCTTACCGTGTACAGCTTCCCACTTGAGCACCTCTTGAATTGACGTGGGCTTTTTGAGCTTCGTTGTCTGGTAGATATAATCAGACTGCTCGTAGGCCACATACGCCAGGGCCAGGGAGAATATAAGGTCATCGTGACAGCCGGTGTCGTGTCTAGGCTTTCCGTTTACATATACAAAAGTATTCAACTCATGCTGTAAACGCTCATCGATTACCTTCATCTTTTGGCCCATGAGAAGCTCGTGGAGCTTGGCCATCAGCAGTGCCCTGGTCTTCGTATTGGTATTGAACCCTAGTTTCTCGGTTAGCTCTGCCGAGGTCTTATCCTTAATCATGCGCCGGTACAGATGCGGGTGCTCACCTCTCTTGAGGTACTCAATGACTGCATATCCGGTGGACGCGGCCTCGACATTGACCATGGCGTTGTACTTGGTTGCGGTTGCCATGACTTGGCACGCAAAGTCTTGCACGGGTTCTTTGTTGTAGTATGTCGCCACAATCCGTGGTGGCTTGGAGCGGGTCAGCACTGTGAATGCTGAGTAGTCACCGCTTGGCCCACCTTCGGCGGCATCGACGCCCATGATGTATGCCTGGAGGGGGTTAGGTGTTTCGTACTCGATGAGCCCGACTCCGACTTTGGCATCTGGGAAAACGAGGTCGAATACGCGCTCGCCGCTGCTGATGAAGCATGAGACGGCATCGCTTGCGTACTCTTGCCTGAATGTGGCTGTTGAGTTTGCACATTTGGTGCGGAGTGTTTGGATTGCCCAGTTTTGCTGACTCTTTGAGAGTGCTGGCAGAGACTTGAGGAATTCCTTTTCGCTGTCGGTCGGCGCTGGCTCGACCTTCTTCTTCTGGCTATAGCTGGGCTCAATGAGCCACGAGATGAACGCCTTGTTGTACCCAGACTCAGTGGTCCACAGGTTGTGGTAATGGTTCAGGCCGTTGGGCGTACTCTCGAAGATGATGGTTGGGTTTTCACCAGCCGTCTGCAACAGAGCGGCAATATCTTCGTCGGGACTTTTCCAGAACGCGGCTTCTGAGGCGTGGATGCTTTGGTAGGTCGAACCACGGAACCCGTTTGGGGTGCCGACTTTGATTCGAGAGCCGTGCTTGAACCTTAGCTCGTTGGCGTTTTCGTTTGTAGATGGGAGCCTTAGTTGCGCCGGAAGATTGTCATAAATCGTTTGATAGATGTTGAAAATCTGCCTAACAGCTTCAAGAGTATGGGCAGCAATTGCGACGCGGTGATTCCTGATAAACAACGCTTTATGAAGGTAGTAAGCTGCAACAAAGGTCGATGTTCCTGTCTGCCGTGCCTTGAGGACGATTTGCCACTGGTTAGTTTGAAGTGCCTCATAGAGCATCTTTTGGGATGCATTGAGTTCAAACTTAACGAGCTTACCGCCCTTATTGATTATCTTTACGAATTTGCAGAAGTAAAGAAAGTCGTCTTTGCATCTACGTATCTGCTCAAGGTCTGACTTTGAGTACTGCACCCTAGCTTGCGGCGAGGAGTGTGCTGGCTACGTGAGCAATCACGCTTGCAGCCGCAGCCATTCCTGCCCATTTGACGTGAGCCATCCCAGCAGCCAGCAGTTTGACGCTAGATGTTAGGTCGTAGATGTTGGCCGTTAAATCTTTAACGTCTCTTTCAAGAACGCCGAGACGATGGTTGATGAGTTCTTCGTTTGCGCCGCTCATTCGTCACCTGCCAGGATAGAGAGTAGGTCTTGGTGCGTTTCTTTTGACGAGTTATTCTTGTTGATGTCAGCCAGCAGCCTGAGAGCGTCGAGTTTGACTTTTGCTCTTGAGGCGTTGTTTCCATCGGGGGCATCGTCGGGCGTCTCAACAATGAGTCGCAGCACCAGTTCTTTGATTCCAATATCATCAACATCGACGGTGGGCAACTGTGCGATGACCTGGGAGAGTGTTTTGGCGTCCCTGCTACTCATGGCGGTCCTTCATCATCGGTAATACGCGACAGTAAAGTGCTCTGACGCGATTGCCCTTATTCGGTTCATATCTTCAACAAAAACTGCACGGCTACACCTTGTAAGCTTACGGAAGTCAACCGGGGTTATCAACCCCAGGAGCAGATAGACGTATGGCCTACCCACCTGTTCATCGATGGCCTCGATGAGTCTAACTACCTTAAGGCGCAGTAACGGGCTTGTTGACGCGGTGGCGAAGGGTGCCTCTGTGTCTACAATTTCTTCAATCATGTTGTACGCAAGGCTGACGGTTCTGCCATCCTTTTTGTACTGACACTCCAGCTTGGCCAGTACATTTAGTGCCCGGTAGTAGACAATCTGCGGTGAGAAGAACGCGCCAACGTGGTCGCGCTTCTTCATCTCCCTGGTCTTTGAGAGCAGGGTTGTGATTGCCACTTCGTATGCTGCATCCTTGATATCGGAGCGCATAAGCTCTGCAATTTGCAGCAGTACACTTTCGAGCTTTGGCTTTTGCTTTCGTAGGCCCAGGACCAGTTTGGTCATACATTCTGGAGCCCAGCAGAAGTCTGTGCGTTTGTCGTACTGGTACAGCTCTGAGTCACAAAAGTGGCATGGCTTTGCGCCATCTCTAGCTGGGTAGCTACTGATGCGCTTGTATAGCCTGCTATCTTTGAATGACTTAGTGCTGCGCTTCCTTTTCGGTAGCGACATCCCAGTCACGGATAATCCGCCCGCACATTGCTTTGTGAACGTCGCAGCCGTCGCCTTCATCATCCATCCCCATAACTTGAGAAGCAGCAGTTAAGAATTCTACAATCAGTCTAACGGCATCGGTGTCATCAGGCTTTGATTCGAGGACGTGTAGTGCGCCCCTTACCAGTGAGACGGCAGCATGGAGACTTGGGGTACTCTCGATATAAGAATCAGTACCCGCCAGTTTTGCCGTAGTTGTGAGTTCCTCTCTGGTAATAAGAAGGAGGGCCTTGACGCTTTGGTTGAACGTGAGGGCAGTCTCCGTGCCATTAGCAACGTCATGGGTGACTTTGAGTGAGTCTTTGATGGATGCAACTGTTTCATAGAAGCTGCCCCATATCATTCCTCCAGGTGGTTGGGTTGACTCACCTTCTTCGATTGCCGTGATGAAGTCATCATTTTTGATTTGTTCGTCGCTCACATTACTCTCCTATGTATGCGTGTACTTCGACCCATGAGCCAGTTTCGGCGCATCGTGCGAAGCCTTCCCATCGGCTTCCATGTCCGAGTAGTAGGTCATGCAGGTCGTAGCTAAGTCGTTTTACTTTTGCCGGGTATGAGCCGACGTTGCCTTCGATTGTGTGCAGTATGCCATCGGACACTGATTCGACAATGCCGATGTGCCCTTGCCATGAGCCGGGGGCACCTCTATCCCAGAGGACGACATCACCGGGTCTTGGATCTTGTACGTTTGCGCCAGTGATGGTGACATTGCTGAAGAGTCTCTTGGCCCCACCGCTTCTTTTGAATGGCATTTCGATACCGATTTGCTTTGCACCTTCTTCAAAGCAGTACGAGACGAATGCGGCACACCATGCGCCATCGTCGTCATCGTTTCCATCGTCAGCGATGCGATGATACTTGGCGACATGCATACCTGAGTTGTTTCCACCTTCTTCGCCGTACCCGATTTCGCGGCGTGCAACTTCGAGGGCTGCTGCTGCGAGTGGTCCGATTTCGATATCGTCGCCTTCAAAGATGGAGTCGATGATGCTTTGTTGTGTGTTTGGTCCACACTTGCCGTCTGGTTCGAGGTTTTTGCATCCCTGCCAGAACTCGACAAGTCGAGCGATCATGATTTGGGTGAAGTTACCCTTATCGATTTCTTTGAGATTGTATTCTTCTGGTGCCATCATTTCCTCTTCACTCGTATATGCGTTCGACAAACCGTTGATGTCTACGCTCAAATGTTAGTGATATGCTTCCGGTTCTGCCGTGTCTGTTTTTAAGCACGCGCAGGTGGCAGTCAACTCCTGACGACCCTGGTATCCAGGCGTCATCCTCATAGTCTATACGCAAAACGGCTGATGCGTCATGCTCGACGGAGCGTGATTCTCTGACGAGCCCTTGGTCGTTTAGCTGACTGAGTGCGATAACGGGCACTTCGCATTGCCTTGATACGGCCAGGAGTCCTGCGCTGATGGATGCCACTTCTCTTTCACGGCTGTAAGTGGACTCACACTTTAGCAATTGAAGGTAATCGACGATAACGAGGTCGATGCTTCGAGATGCTTGTGCAGTTTTGACGATAGCTGAGAGTCTTTCGGCATCGACATGGACATTATCCATAATCATAAGGTTGTTGCCGATAAGCTCTAGTGCTGTTGATGCATGTCTCATGGCGTCGATTTGGTCATGATTGAGTCTACCTGAGCGTATGGCATCGGGTGGTACTCTGGCTTCAGCGGCTACGAGTCTTCGGGTGAGGTCTGCGTGACCCATTTCTAGCGATATATATAATACGCCATGATTTGACTTAGCAGCGGCCATGGCGAAGTTGAGTGCCATGACAGATTTACCGCGTCCTGTACCGGCTCCTAATATATATACAGCCCCAGGTTGCCACTGGCCTAGAATCCAATCGAGGTTTTCAAAGCCGGTGGTTACTCCATGCTCGGAGGTGGGATCTAAATATGCTTGCCTGCTTTGCTCCATGACTGTAGCCAGCGAGTCCCCAAGACTCGTGGGCGTAGACTCTGACTTCCCTCCAGTCTCGATAGACAGCAATGCAGCAATCGCAGCATCCTTGGCATCGGTAGGACTGAGCGCCTGAGAAGATGCAGTCATAGCAGCTTCGATGGCAGCGTTTGTCTGTCTTAACTCAGCAGCCTCATGCAACTCATCAAAAGCTGTGCGGCCTCCACCGTAATGGCTTGTGAGTGACAGCAGCTTAGGAAGACCACCAACAAGCTTATAGTCTTCAGTGCCCTCGCCTAATGCTTGAGCAACCGCGACTTCATCTGCACGTCCTTCATTGTGGGCTTGCTTAATAGCCTTAGCCAGCACCTGGGTGCGTGGGTCTGACCAGCATGCCTTTGGCAAAGCGACAACTCTATCGGTGCCGTTGCCCTGCATAGCGTTAGCTAATGCAACTAGCTCAAGGTCTAACATTGTCTCTCCGTGATGTGTCCCGCACAAAGAACATCGCAACTACGAAGAGAGAAAGAAACGTAATAGAATTAACGGTGGGTGGTTATGGGGGTAAAAGGTAGGAAACTAAATGAAAATGCGGCCCGAATTTTTTAGGGTAAAGAGACACGAGGACCAAGGGCCCAACCTACGATCACCCCCACCGTTAGGAAGCTGACGGCCACCACCCACGCGCGTGCGTTTACTAACGGGCGCTCGAGCGCAGGCGTTAATAAAGTAGCGTCTACCTGGGTGGCCTCGCATAGCCTCAAGTCGGCTCGACACTTCGGCAAAAGAACAGCGCCACAACGCACGGCTTCCTTGGCTGCGGCTTCCGGCACCAACAGCCCACCGCTACATGGCACAGTGCTACCCATCGTCACCGGCGCTGTCTTCTGGCAAGGGGTCGCCACCACCAAAGAGGGCATCAAAGTCACCAGCAAGGCTACGACTGTCGGCGTTCTCCAGCTGCGCTTGCTTTTCATCGATTGTCTCCATCGTTCTGGTGTGCTCCTGCTCTGCACGGGCCCGGTTCTGACGAACCACTTCAAGGGCTGCATCTCGCGCCCCTCTGGCGTCTCTCATGGCCCTGGAATAGCCCCGCCACAGGAAGCCTAGCAGCCCTGCCAAAAAGGCGAGGGCGGCGGTTAGTGCGGCTGAGGACATAGGGGTAGCCTTTCGTGCGAGTTTTGAACACCTGGGGACCCGCCTCCCCCGAAACCGGCCCCTCAACTCGTTTCCCTAGGAACTTGTTTTCTAGTAACCTTTCCAGCCACCCTACCTTATCCGTGGGCTGGGGTTTTCAACCCGCCCTCTCCGGCTCCATCGGGGCCAGCCTCTGCCTTGGGGCTCGGCTGCCCTGAATCACTGGGGTTTCTGTATATAAGTAGACTACAGCAATGCACCCTTAATAGACTAAGAAAGGTCACAGCGTAAAAAACTTGTACGTCTAACCTTGCTGAATCATTGCGCTTTCCCTGTGTTGCTTCCCTACCTCACAAAAACCTTTTGCAGTTATCCCGTCACACTGCTACCTTGTTTACAGATGGAGCAAACGAAACGAACGGAGGCAGTATGGAGACCATCAACATTTACGTAGCAGTACAGCGAATGACATTGAACGGAGACATTAGGCTTCGACTACAGAATATGGACTCAGACGGAAAGCCGGTCGATGTTTATTTTGAGCCAGCCACCTTGGCCAAGCTCATGGAAAACGCAAACAACGTCATGGAAGTCACCGTAAAGGTGGAGGGGTAATCATGGAATTCACAGTCAGCATTAACGCACCGACGCTAGTCCTTGATGGGATGCTGGCAAGCCTCAAGGCGAGGCTTGCCGCCAACACTTGCCCCGCAGGTTTCGCCATCGGCGGATCCGCTGGTGATATGTACGTGTGCATCATCAAGGCTCAGATTGAGGTTATGGAGGAGGCTGTCGCTAAGATCAAGGCGGGCAATCACTTCATTGGCACGATGGGCGAGACGCGACCAGCATTCGAGGACTGAACCCCAGCCCCCTACGGGGGGCGCTGCCTTAAGCCTCTATGGGGGGCTTAATGGAGCGGACAACGAAAACGAACGGAGACAGCATGAGAAGAATCGCATACGTAGACGGCAAAGCATACGCACACCCATTTTCATACCCACACATAGAGGTGGGCGGAGATGAGCATTTTGAGATGATCCCAAGCGGGACAGTTGTGATTGTAAAAGGCGAAGAGTTCACCAGCGGCGACATGGTCGAATTCAAGCATGATGGAGTAGACCAGCGCGCGCCGATTTTTCAGATTCTTGTAGACGATTACAAGCGCGTGGTTTTTGAGGTGTGGGCTGCTGATGGCCTTCTCAAAATCGGCGCAATGACACGACGCGGGCTTGGCCACTTCTACGTGAAAGACGAATCAGGTCGAACCATTGCCAGACTGTAGCTGGTCCAGCCCCCTACGGGGGGCGCTCCCTTAAGTCTCTGAATCTCAGGGGCTTAATGGAGCGGAAACAACAACAGAGAGGAGTGCGGACAATGACCAAAGCAGAACTTCAAGACGGGCAAGGCGTGGCATCGAAAAAGTTTTATAACAAGCTTCGGCTCGACGGGGGCAAAACTTGCGACACACGCGTGAGGTATGGAAGGACCGACGGAGACCGAGGGTTCCCGTTCGCCGTGCCGCCTATCGTCACCAGAGGGTTCGACTTCTGGATTACGATTAATTGGGAAAACGAGGTCCTAAACCCAGACGAAGAGACCGACTTCGATCTCTATGGTTTCGACGTTACAGCATACCGAAATGGTAAGGCGGTAGATGTCGCGGAATGGTCAGAACGGCGTCACAATTACCCGAGGCCATACGAGAGGTTTTACACCTTAGAGGAGGCCGTCGACGCGGTTAAGCGTTACGAAGCAAGGGAAAAAGCAGGAACAACTTTCGAATGGAGCGGACAACAACCGAACAGGTGAACCGAGCCCCCTACGGGGGGCGCTGCCTCAAGTGCATCACAGCTGGTGCCCTTGATGGAGCGGACAACAAACGAGAGGAGCGCGGGCGATGACAGCGGGTAAAGATATGGCTACAGACGAACTACTTCGCCGCCTTAACTGGTATCGGGACGACTGGGACAAGCATCGCGCCAGCGTCGCTAATTTTGCACTTAGGCTCGCTAAGCTGCGTAGCACTGGACTCGCAAGGATGCCAAAGCACCTGCGGGATGCACTTGACGACATCCAAGCGGCGCTTCCGGTCAACCCTCGGGGCTGGACCCCCGAACACAAAGAAATGATCTTGGCGACTAAGCTTTTATCAGAGCATGAGCCAAGCTTGACCGGCCTCGACTGTGCCGCAGACATGTATGCAGAAACCAGACAAGCCTTACGAGAGGTAAGGCGCAAAAGACGAGAGGAAGGTGGACAATGAAAGAACTCGAAGGGGCGAACAATGATTGTTGTTAATGATGATTTTAGGGTCTGTAGCGAGTGCCTTTTTGTAATCGTCTATGGCGAAGTTGAAGGCCTCGAAAACTACCACGACAACCCGGCTGATCGCCTCGAATCCATCGAGTCAGGCATTGAAGCCAGTACCCCGGACGGGGGCTCGATTCATGCCGGCAATAGTGAAAAAGACGAAACCTTTTCATGGTCCGGGTGCGAGTGCTGCAATAGCGGGCTCGGCGGCTCTCGGCATCATTGCGTTATTTTGGCACCGAAGGGAAACGAGCAATGAAAACCGTACTCATTCTGATGCTGATGGTAGCGGGTCCCGCTTTGGCGGACCCTCAGCCACAAGTGAAATTAACTAGGTCTCTGATATGCCACGGCATCGACTCGCCCTGGTGGGACAAAATCAAGAGTCCGGTCGCGACATTTAAAACGGTGAAAGATTGCCTGGATTCTATCGAGGGCGCAAGAGAGCCAAAGCGAAAAAAGAAGAAATCAAAAGGGGGTGCATCATGAACGAGTTTCAAGAGCGAGCCATTCAAAGAACTACGAAATGGTCAACGAAATGGCAGCGTAGGGAGTGGGTAGTTGACGAGCTGTTCACGCTTGTTGATAGCCTTATTTGTATCTTCACTATGGGCCATTTTCTCGGGGGTCTGTCCTGGAATCGAAGGTTTCGCGACAATGAAGGGGGTGCGGAATGAAGTACCCGTACTACGACTACGAACTGAAGCGGTACATCTACAACCCGCCACCGGTTGAGATCCCAGGCCGTGTTTGGGATGGATTCCCAGACACTAGGCACCACTACTTAACAGTAGGTTCCAGGGTTGTTTACGAAAATTATGGCGCTGATTTTATCGGCACCGTAACCAGTCCGCCAGTCCAGGCACGAGGCTACGACGGCGAGTGGACGGTGATGGTTCAGTGGGACGCCAACATTGGAGAATACGGGCCTGCCAATGAGCCATGCGAAGATTTAGCCATCATTGAAGGGGGTGCAAAATGACACAGCGAGAATACTGGAACGAAATTAGAAGGCTTGCCGAGTGGCTGAGTGATAACCGGCCCGCCGAGCTTGGCGGCGAGGGGGTCGTTGCTGACTACGGCGAAGACGCAGACAGGTACGATGCGATACATGAGACCCTGGACGGTCACGAGTTCGTAATCTACACACACAAGGCCCGACGGGTCATTGTTCACAGTGACAACCCGGACCACATGATGGACGAATTCGGGCCTGACTGTTTCGGTGACATGTTCGACGAGCGCCGCGCATATTGGGCAATGATGCAAGACATCGCTGACCGGGGCGGCATGGTAGAACGCTTCGACCTGGACGAAATGCAACGAGACCGTGATCCAAATCACAACACGAAAGGCGGGGTGAAATGATCAATCACACAAGAACGCGACACGAAGTTAGCGCTGTCTCATGGAAAGAGGTTTCATACGGATTCAGCCATACATTCATCATTAAATACGAGGATGGCACCGACGAAGAGGTGCGATGGATTGACGGCAAAACCATGAGGGAGGGTGTTGATATCACCTTTGGCTATCTTGGCGGTGAGTCATGAAGCCCTACTTAAAAGACAGAGTAAAAACCCCATACAGTGACAAAACCGTGGGCACAGTGAAAACCATCAAACTGTCGGAAACTGGAAAGCCTGTGTGCTTTGTCCAGTTCGATAGGCCGTGCGGACCAGGGCCAGACTCTGAAGCGTGGTTCGACAGTCGGGACTTGAGATTGGCCGAAGCGGAAGAGCAGACAACCAGCGAAGACCACAGAAGAATCAATGAGTGGTGGCTTAACCATCTGGATGAAGTCCGAAGGGAGCGAGACGAAGCCGTCAAAAAGCTGCGGCGTGCAGTGCGAGTGCTAACAGGTGTTGACGGCACAACGTAAAGATGGTAAAACCTTACAACACAACACAAGCGGGGACGCAATGAGCATATACGCCATAATCACAAGAAAGCTTGCGGGGCTTATCGCCCAAAGGTTTTCCGCAGATGACGCGGCAAGCATGACGAACGAGGATCTCGCGGCCTTGATGGCTAACTACTTCGATGAAGAGTTCGGGGACTGGGACAACGACCCAAGAAACAGAGAACACGTGGGCCCCTTCTTTGGTCCCAAGCCAGACCGGGACAGCTGGGTACCACAACGCTCTGAGATTGAAGCAGTGCGCCGACACCTAACAATCGACACATGGGGGACTGATGATGTCTGTACAAACTAACAGTGCGGGGGATGGTGTGGAGCGAAGCTGTGTATGGTTTTCTGTCGGTGTCTGGCTTTCCGATGACCCCAGCGACTATCACAGCACCCTTGAGGCCTTTGAGAGGCACATTAAAGCATTCAAGCACCGCAAGGTTACACACATTGAGCCTTGTGGAGAAATTATCAACGTCGTCAAACTGGGGGGCTGACGATGCCTGTGCATATTGACAGAGTTGGAGAGATTGCCAGGATTCTCGTTGCGCTCTTACGCCGACACCTTAAGGGTGACGGGCTTATCTTTTCGACACATGAGTTTAACAAGGGGTTTAGTCACGGGACGTATGGGTATGGCGAGGGCGCGCCCTTTTACCCCAAAAAGACAGATAACTACATGCGCGGCATACGTGCCGGTTACGAGTTCAGAATGAGCATGACAACACAGGAGAGGGACTAAGATATGTGTATTGAGAGCGCGATAACCGCCGTACTGCTGTCGGCTGGCTCGATGGGGCTGGACACGATACAGGTCGAAGATTTTACCCACGGATTTAAGCATGGGGCCAGCGGTCAGGAGACCTATCCTGACTGGTGGAATGATCAAAAGCGTTACATTGACGGCTTCAACGCCGGGACAGCATGGCTCAAAGAGATGAGCAAAAAAGAAAAGGGGGCAGCATGAGCATCGAGGCAAAGAGCAGAAAAGACAGAGCCAGGGAAGAGCTAGAGCGAATCAGGAAGTATGGGTCTGGTGAGAATCTGGTGGTGAGTCGGGTTGGTCTCCGCATGAAGGCCATGAACAAAACGGCGGCTGAACTTGGCAGGGACTGGTCTCCTGATGATAGAGACCGCGCACTGGCAATTGCCAGAAAGATTCGAGACGTGTCCACGCGCAGTAGTGGTGACACGATTCGAGAGATTGCGGGGTACCTAGCCCTGCAAACCCTCGACAATCCGTCTGATTACTCAGGGGTTTCAGTCCTCTTTGGTGGAAGTGATGCCCTGGATGAGAGGTTGATTGACTGGTACCCGCGATGAGTACCTACGTCTATCCAACGGTTGACCGTGACGCCATCGAAGAGCACTTCGGTGTCAAGATTGCGCCCACGGTTGACGTTATGCGTAGCCTGGGTGCATCGAATAGCTCCATGGTCCTCGGCTTGAATCCATACGGTAACCAGCACTCAGTCAAGGCTGACCTGTTGGCACGCAGTGAACCAAGGGAAGCCGACCAGCTCGCCCGTGGCCACGAACTCGAACCAGTCGTGGCAGAGTTGGCGCTGCCGGTGCTGAGTCTTCGGGGCTTAACAGCGGTTGCCAGCTTTGGTGACGGGTCTATCCAGGTCCTGCCACATATGCACTGCACACCTGACAGGATTATCGTTGATAAGAGCAGCGGTCAGGCCGTGGGCACAATGGAAATCAAAAGCAACATGGACACATTTAAG